GTAAGTGCCTGTAGGTCAAGCGGTAAAACTGTCTGTGTGTTTACGAAATTCTCAAGCGTACCGTTGGCTACCTCCTTAGCTAGGAAGTCACGCTCATGGTTGTCGCTCTCACGCCTCACACGAACTACCTTGTTGTTTCCAGCTTTGTCATTGAGGTCACGAAGACTGTAAGCTACAGCCGCACCGCCAACTACTTTACTAAGTAATGGGCGAGACTCTCCTGCTTTGTCTGAGGTAACTACTGGTGCTGTACGGTCTACTGTAATTGTGTCTGGGACAGGAGTAATAGTTACAAGACCTATACTAGAAGGTTTCCAAGGTCTATCGTCTGCATAAACACCATAATAAGAAGTGAAAGGGTCGTAATCAACTCCGTCTATAACAGCCCATTCTGTGCTATTTCCATGTCCTATTGGGTCAGCCTGCATATTAGCAATTAATCCATTACCCCCTTGTTGCTCCCAGTTGCGATACGCAAGCCCGCCGCTACCAACTGGAACATATATCCCATCAAGGTCTGAGTGTCCTGATACGGTAACTTGTATTTTCGTAGTAGTGTCGCTCAGCGGTTTTACATTCCTATCTATAGTTTTTACCCCTGCATACCGACTGCGGTCTGGAATTACGATACTTCTGGTAGTTCCGTCACCATTAGTGACATCAATCGTTTTTGAGGGCATAGTTTTTAGTAGGAGATATTAGCGCCAGAACCAGCTGAGCCTGTGTTCACACTAGGGCGACGAATGGTTAAAGAGCTTACTCCTCTTTTTCGAGAGCTTCTTTTTTTAAGTCCGCTGTTCTCTACATTAGTAGCTGTTTCAGCAGGAGGGGGAGGAGGCGCAGGAGGGGGAGGAGGCGCAGGAATTTTTGGAGTGGAACACATAGTTAAGCCTTGGTTAATACATTTTCGTTTTGAAGTTTATTTTGTTCTTTAAGAAATCGGACTACAGAACGCTGACCATAATAAAACATCAGCGCATTCTGAGCGGCTCCGAAATCAAAATCATCCCTTAAGGGGAATCTTTCCTCTAACTTATTGATAAAACTAGAAGAAACAGTAGGAAAATTGGAGTCGTTGCCCATATTAGTCCACCTCCTTCTTACGTTCTAGCATGCCTAAAGCAATAGAACTGTAACCAATTAGGTCATTAAAGATGTCAGCCACGGTGTCCCCGTTTGTTTCCAACGAGAGCCCTCCGTTACAGAAAGCCTTGAGCCTCTGCATCTTATCACCCATCCGTAGTGATAGTCCGATGAGTGGGTCTACACCAAAGTCGTCTGCTTCATCAAAGTTAGCAAACGGATTAGCGGTACAAGAACCACCAGTATAATCATCGTTCTTCTTACGAGTAAGCTTAGAGATACGATTGAACTGTTCAGCTTGGAAGGCGAACCACCACTCTTTGTTGTGCGTGTTGTGAGCTTGGATGCTCTCTTCGACTTCGTAGCTAACTGATATACCTAGCCAATCTGCTAGAGCGTGTTCAGTCTTAGCGCCTTTGGAATACTCCCAGCCCTTCAACATAAACATATGAGAAGCCCTTGAGATAATCTCAACGGGGTCAATCATAGCACACTCACGAGCGCATAGTTCAGCTATTGTTATGCCTAGTCTTTTGGCTTGTTCTCTACTCAAAGTGGCAGGGTTGATTACATCAAATCCTTTTTCTTTCCACTTGTATGAGGCGGCATCAAACTGACTAAAGTTGAAGTCCTCAATGCCTGTCATAGGGCCAGCGATATAAACCGTCTGGTCTTCTACATTTATTTTGTTGGTTCCCATAATATAATTTTTCCTTGTTGGAAGTTTTCTGCTCGGAGAATGTAAGCAAGCCTAGCAGTGAGGAGTGCATCCTCTTCTGTCATGTCTTTGCTTTTGTATATTTTAACGACGCCTTCCCAGTCCCAGCCGTATTTGTCTAAGAGCTTTACAGCTGTCTTAGGCCCTACGCCTTTGATACCTTGGTAGCCGTCGGTGGCATCACCCATAAGTGTTTGGATGAGGTGGTTCTTATTTGCTTCTTCTTCTGTAATTGTAGTCAGTTCATCACGTAGAAAATTGTACCAAGTGATGGGCAACGTAGCGAAGTCTTTATCTCCGCTGAGTGCAATAGTTTTATCAGGACTTTGAGTACACATGATACCGATGAGGTCATCAGCTTCCATGTTATCTTCTTTCATAACTGCATGGCGCTCACACACTTGCGTAATGATTTCTGATAAAGCTAAG